GCCGGACTACATAGAGCAAGCAGAGCAGGAGGCGTGGCAACAGCACATAAGGGCTAACAGTGTTTTGCTGAACAGCAAAATAAAACTGGTGCGTGAAGGCTACACAAGAATATGCGACGGCGTAACCTTTCATCATCACCCTATGGTTTGTGGGCTGTCCGCGTTTCTGACGGACGAGTTGCCGGACGACATTGCCTTTGCTGTGCTTGAGAATCCTAACCCTCCGCTCACACGGGAGGCAGAGATAAAGCAAAAGGCGCGGCAAGAATTTCTTGACGAGCTTAGAATAATGACCTATGAGGACATAGCGCAGTTGATTGAAAGAGGTACAGTGTGACAAAAGAGGATATAGACATAAAATCCAAATTGGATAGCATTGCGTGGACGGTTTTCAGAATTAACCGTGAAACCAATAATACGGCGCTATTTCAAGTTGGTAAATACAGAATTGGTATTTACTATTACGAATCAAGAAAAATCGGAAACGCCGTCTTTACGTGGGGATTTACCTACAATGAAACGCATAGTGCTATTATCCAAAAACTTACCGATTGCGAAAAAAGATTATTATTTGAGCTTAGACGCTCTAATCAAAACACAAGGAGGACAATATGACTGAAAGAGAAAAAATGCTGAAATCCTGTGAGGATTTAACCGAAAACGAAGTATCAAGGGTACGTGATTTTATCTTTGGCTTGAAAATCAACAGGCCTGTAAGAATCATTACGACCGTTGAAAGAGAAGCGAGCTGGGCGGCGCTCAAGACAGCGGCTGAAAACCGCACTTTGAAATCCGGTGACAAGATCCCGGTTACGCTCAAGAACGGTGAGCGTATCACCCTCAAGGTGGGTTACGATAAAGCAGATACCCCCTATTTCTGCTTTGAGGATTGTCTTAACAAAGAACTTCCGGTAAACAGTGACGGCACAGTGACCGGCGGTTGGAAGTCTTTTGATATAAGGCACTATCTCAACAATGATCTGTTCGCCCTGTTGCCTGACGATTTACAGGCGATCATTGAGCCTACCGAAATCGTACAAATCATCAACGGTGAGCGCGTTGTTACAAAGGACAAGCTGTTTCTGTTCTCCAAAACGCAGCTTTTTGGCAAAGGCGATTGGAGCAAGATCGAGCCGGAGGATACGCAGATTGATATATTCTCTACTGAAAAAGAGCGCGTGAAAGAGCGCGGCGATCACGGCACTTGGCCGTACAGCACCCGGACACCGCAAGAGGACAGTACCAACAGAGTTGCGTGTGTCTACAGTTACGGCGATGCGTACTATAGCGATGCGAACGGTAACAGAGGCGTCGCCCCCGGCTTTCGTATCACCAAATCCTAATTTATCCCCGCCCGCGAAAGCGGGCGGGCTGAGGTATAGCTACACAATAGGCGGTGAATTATGGCACGTGTAACAAAACACGCGGCAAAAAGGACGAAAGAGCGACTTGGTATTTCAAAGCGAACAGTTGAAAAGAACACCGAAAAGGCCTTGCGGTTTGGTATTAAACACAGTGATACCAGCGGCAGCTTGCACCGATATATCACGTCGCTCTACTGGAAAGAGCAGACTGCAAACAACACCCGTATTTACGGTGATTATGTTTACATATTCCATAACGAAACGCTCATTACCGTGTTTCCCTTGCCGCATAAGTATAGAAAAACCGTAGAACGGATCAGGAGTAAAAACAATGGTAATTCCTAAGAAAATAAAGATTGGCGGTACAACATACCGCGTTGAGATAACAAATAAGTTAGACCTCGGCAACAGCAATGTTACAGCCGAAATAGATTACTGTAATTTAGTAATTCGTGTAAGCCCTCAAGCTAAAGAGAAAATGGAATCCGATTTTTTACACGAAGTTGTACACGGGATTTTAGACCACCTCGGCTACCGGAATCACGACGAAAAGAAAGTTGATGAACTGGCTCAGTCCTTTTATATGGTTATACAGGACAATCCCGGTATGTTTATCAAGGAGGCGAAACGGTGAAACCTATTGAAACAGCAAACACAAACATAAAATACGCGGGCAGAGGGTATGGTGATCTTCCCGCTACTCTATTTCAAAACGCTGACGGTAACACGGAGCTTGAAACCTGTTGGGAACTAACTGACGAAGAAATTGAGATCATCACAAAAAACCGGCGTGTGTATCTTTATTTCTTAGGGCGTTCCGTGCCGCCTGTTGCTATTGAGGCAAGATCAATACTACCAGAAGGAGGCGCAAGCAATGAAAGTAAAACAGATGGGTAACAAGATTTACGGCGCAGAGTTGACCGTCAAAGAGCGTAAGGCTATGGATATTGAGATCAAAAAGCAGATTGCGGCTATGGAGCGAGAACACGCAACCGCGCTTGACGCCCTTGTGCTGTATGCGTTGCACAAGCACCTCGGCTGGGGTAAAACCCGGTTGCGCCGTTTCTATGAGGCGTTCATAGTTGAGCATAACCGGCTGATCGAATACTATGAAATGCCGGAAGATAACGCGTGGCTGGCTGAGGCGAAACTTAAAGAAATCGGTGTTGATGTTGAGGCGTGGAACAGTGAAGAAAAAACGACAGAAAAGGAGGCTACACAATGATTATCGACGGAAAAGAATATACAAAAATCGACGGTCACGTAGGTGTGTCAATAGAGGAAGCCGTACAAATTCTCACAGACTACCGCAAAGAGGGAAAACTTGTTTGTCTTGATTTTAACGGAACAATGCTTTGCTCGGATTCAGTCACGCTGGACGACGCCTATAAAGCAATTACCGGAATGACAAAAGACGAATATGAACACGCTGAACGCGCCCGCCGTAGGGAACAGGAACAGGAAGAAGCCGAATACCAGCAGAAAATTCCGGAGCTGACGGAAAAATGGAAAGAAGAAGGTCACAAAATCCTTGATAAAAAGTATTGGGATCTGTGGGATCAGGTTGTACCTATCCGGCTTAGTGACCTTTATCGCGGAATGGAACTCGGCTGCACGCTTGATCTCGTAAAGAGATTGAACGCCGGTTGCGAACTTTCCGAAGCACAGAAAATCTTTAAGAATCAAGGACACTCAGGTATGTCGGCGCATTTGATGTTCTCTATGCTCGTTAGCTTTTGCGACAGAGGCGCGGAGTTTGTTGAGGCTGTGCGGAAATGAGTTACGACGTAGCCTTTAAGGTTAAGATCAAAAACAAACGTAAATGTCAATGGTTGTATGTTGGTGATGACTGGATCAATCACACTACCAGTACCAGCGATATGATTAAAGAGGTTTGCGGCTCTCGTCCTCCCGAATGGAGCGGTAGAAGCTGTAAGGAAATGTACCCTATCTTAATGCAGGGTATTTCTCTATTAACGATTTTTCCGCAAAAATACAAGACGTTTGAGCCTGTGAACGGCTGGGGTACGGTTGAAACAACAACCGCTTTTCTTGAAAAAATCGCGGCAAATTGTGAGCAACACCCGGACGCCGTCCTTGAAGTGACGTATTAGGAGGCGCAAGATGTTTGATAACCCACGAAAGAACAGCGAGGGCTACAGCGATCCCACAGCTTATGAGGGACTACGCCCTATTGTTGCTGGGGAAAATGCCCTTAACAAAGAGGTAAACACCTTGATAAGCGTACTTAAATTTATCATTGACAAGAGCGGCTTTGAGCTTGTCAACCGTATCGAAGTTAAAGACAAAAAGACCGGGAGGGTGTTTAGGTGAGTAATGAATTTACTTTAGATGTTCAGGCTGAGCTTGAACGCACAAAAGCACATAACGCTGAATTACAGGAGCGTTTGAGTAAGCAGGTACACGAAAACGGTGTACTCCGTGAACAACTCAAAACAGCACTAAGCCCGGTACACGGGGATACATACCGTGCCGCTGTTGAATCCTACGGCAAGACCTCTCAGCTTGTAATGACTATGGAGGAAATGTCGGAGCTGACAAAAGAGTTGTCAAAGAATATGCGCGGTCAAAGCAACGTGTCCGCTATTTCTGAGGAAATGGCTGACGTGGAAATTATGCTTGAACAGCTCAAAGTGATTTTTGGCAATCGCGCTGAGGTTGACCGTTACCGTGCTGATAAAATTACACGGCTTGCCGCGAATATCACGGGGGGGGTAGCTGAAAAGCTACACCCGAATAAGGAGCAACCGCTATGAAGAATGACCGACAAATAATTATATCAACAGGCAACAACCGAAAAGATTTAGCGTGGAAACAAACGACGTTATCTGTTACAGAGCTGTACACGCGGCTCTCTACGCCGGTAAGAGGAACAGAAACACTACAGGAATACTTACACTTCAAAAAAGCTCAACAGGACGATTTGAAGGACGTAGGCGGCTTTGTGGGCGGCGCTTTAAGCGGACGCCGCCGTAAGTCCAACAACGTAATCGGCAGAGATATTATCACGCTTGACTTTGATAACGTCCCCGGCTGGCAAACGGATTTAATCATAGACAAGATGAATGAGCTGAATTGCAGCTATTGTATCTATTCTACCCGAAAGCATACGCCGGCCGCGCCGCGCTTGCGCGTGGTTGTCCCCTTTGACCGTACTGTAACCCCTGATGAATACGAGCCGTGCGCCCGGCGCGTGGCGGCGCATATCGGTATCGGTATGGCTGATCCTACAACCTTTGAAGTTTGCCGCCTGATGTACTGGCCGTCCTGTTGCGCCGACAGTGAGTTTGTGTACAAAACGAATGACGCGCCGCTTATATCGGCCGACTTCCTGCTTGGTACATACCGTGATTGGCACGACCTGACGAGCTGGCCGCAGACACCAAACGCGGTGAGCTATCAAAAGCTGGCAATGAAACAGGGTGATCCCCTCGAAAAGCCCGGTATTGTGGGCGCATTTTGCCGCACATACGATATTTACGCGGCAATGGATCAATTCTTACCTAAGATATACGACGCGACAGACGGCGATTCTGACCGCTTTACGTACCTTGGTGGCTCTACCACCGGTGGCGCAGTGATCTACGACAATGGTAAATTCCTGTTTTCACACCACGCGACTGATCCGTGCAGCGGCAGGCTTGTAAATTCCTTTGACCTTGTACGGCTTCACAAGTATGGGGATAAAGATAATGACGCCGCGCCGGACACCCCTGTTGTTAAGCTCCCGTCATACAAAGCTATGTGCGATATGGCGCTTGCGGACAAGGCAACCGTGGCGACGCTCAACCGCGAACAGCACGAACAGGCTATGCGTGAATTTGAAGGTATGGGCGTTGAGCCGGACAGCGAAGATGACGGCTCTTGGGCTGAGCCTTTGCAGAGAACGCAGAACGGCGAAATCAAAAGCACAATCAATAACGTATTGATTATCCTTAACGGCGATCCTCTGCTGAAAGATAAATTTGCGCTCAATGCGTTCGCAGGACGCGGCGAAGTGCTGGGGGCGCTTCCGTGGGACGGGAAAGCTACACGAAGAATGTGGAGCGACACGGACAGCAACGGCTTGTACTGGTATCTTGAGAACGTGTACAAGCTGACCGGGCGCGGCAATATCGACAGCGCACTTGATATTCACGCCTCACAACACGCCTTCAATGAGGTGCAAGACTTTATTGAGGGTTTGAGCTGGGACGGCGTTGAACGCCTCGACACCCTCTTTATTGACTACCTCGGTGCTAAGGATACCGCGTATAACCGCGCTGTATGCCGCAAGGCGTTCACGGCGGCAGTAGCCCGTGCAATGCAACCGGGCTGTAAGTTTGACAATATGCTGATCCTTGCCGGCCCGCAGGGTATAGGTAAATCAACTCTGCTTGATAAAATGTCAAAGGGCTGGTTTAACGACAGCATACGCACCTTTGAAGGCAAAGAGGCGTCGGAGCTGTTGCAAGGCGTTTGGCTGGTAGAGGTATCTGAGCTTGACGCGTTCAGGCGCACCGACGTTGCACGCATTAAGCAATTCCTTAGCCTCCGCGCTGATCGTTACCGCGCCGCCTACGGCCGGCACGTCAAAGAGCTTCCCCGGTGCTGTGTCTTTTTCGGCAGCACGAATACGACGGACTTCTTGCAGGATACCACTGGCAACCGCCGTTTCTGGCCTGTTGACGTGGGCGAACAGCCGCACAGTAAAACAGTTTGGAAGGACTTGACCGACGACGAGATCACGCAGCTATGGGCTGAGGCAAAAGCACGCTGGCTTGCCGGTGAGCCGCTTTACCTCTCCGGTATGGTGGAAGAAGAAGCATTGATAAAGCAGGAAGCGCACAGAGAGGTTTCAGTGCGTGAAGGCTTGATTGCCTCATTTGTTGAAAGAAAAGTGCCGGTTGATTGGTCGAAATGGACGATTGACAGACGGCGTGATTTTTGGTGTGGAGCTACACATACACCGGACGGAAAACAGCTTGAACTTGTTGACCGTGACAGGATCGCCGCCGTTGAGATTTGGTGTGAACTCTTTAACGGTAACATCAAAGATATAAAGCAATCTGACACAAGAGAAATCAACGCCGTGCTTGCACGGTTGACAGGCTGGAAACGCAGTGATAACCCGTTAAGGTTTGGCCCGTACAGCTTGCAGAGAGGTTTTATAAAGGAATGAAAAAAAGCGTTACGGTATAGCGTTACAGCCGTTTTTTGTAACGCTATAGTGTGTTACAGTAAATCAACTGTAACGCATAGTGTAACGGTAAGTGTAACACTTGAAAAGCCGCATAAACACTATATATTTTGATAAAATGTTACAGTTTACAGTTATTTTCTTAATATACTATACGGAATATAGAATTTATAGCGTATATACGCCATAGCGCCTATGTGTACGTATATTATATAGAAAAAATCTGAAACTGTATCACTTATGGAGGTTAAGCAATGCTTGAAAGTGATATTGAAAGCAAATTACGAAAACGGGTACACGCGCTCGGTCACGGTATAAAATGCTTGAAGTTTACAAGCCCCGGGTTCACCGGTGTACCCGATAGAATTATATTGTTACCGGGCGCACACGTGATTTTTGTTGAACTCAAAAAACCCGGCAAAAAAGAGCGTAAGCGTCAAGAGTATGTGCAAGGGCTTTTACGTAAGCTCGGTTTTGAGGTTTATTCCTCCGTAAGATCGACGGAACAGATTGACGCGATTGTATCAAGATGTAAGGAGGTGCTTGAGCTTGTCGGATAGTTGGAATATTTTATCGGCGCATAATTACATAATGGCTTTAATGGCAGAGTTATATAATGATCCTAATTACGGAAAGCCGAAAGATTTTAAGCCGCACGCTTATCAGCGCTATTGTATTGATAAAATATGTGATACGCCCGCGTTAGGTTTGTTCCTTGATATGGGCTTGGGAAAAACAGCAATCACCCTATCGGCAATTAAGCGGCTCAAGTATGAAATGTGGTGTGTTCATAAGGTGCTTATCATAGCACCAAAGAAGGTAGCTGAATCTGTATGGAGCAAAGAGGCGGCAAAGTGGAAACAGCTCAAAGACCTCCGCTTTTCGTTCGTGCTCGGCTCAGCGGATCAGCGCCGCCGTGCGTTGGAGGAAACGGCTGATATCTACCTGATTAACCGTGAAAATACGCAATGGCTTGTAAGCCTCTATGGGCATAACTGGCCTTTTGATATGGTAGTGCTTGACGAATCAAGCAGCTTCAAGAATCATCAAGCAAAACGCTTTAAGGCGTTGAAGCTGGAACGCTCCCGAATCAACAGGATCGTTGAACTGACTGGAACACCTAACCCTCGTAGCCTTATGGACTTGTGGGCGCAGCTTTATCTACTTGACAGCGGCAAACGGCTGGGGCGTACTATATCCGCATATCGTGACGCGTGGTTTACGCCGGACAAGCGCAACCGTACAACGATATTCAGCTATGCGCCGAAACCGGGCGCGGCTGAGGATATATACAACCGCATTTCGGATATCTGTATCAGTATGAAAGCTGAGGACTATTTGAATTTGCCTGAGTTGATATATGATGATATCCCCGTAGTGTTGGACGCCGCCGCTCAGAAAGCCTATGATCGGCTTGAGCGTGATACGCTGTTAGAGGTTGACGAATCGGTGATTACCGCCGGGACAGCCGGTGCGCTCAGGGGTAAATTGCTACAGCTTTGTAATGGCGCGGTGTACGACGAGGACGGCAATGTTATCAAGGTACACGATTGTAAGGTAGAAGCACTGTTGGAAACGGTTGAACGGCTCAACGGACAGCACGCGATTATCTGTTATAATTTCAAGCACGATCGGGCGCGGCTTTTGGAGGCGTTGAAAGCTACACGCTTGCGGGTGGAAGTGTACGAAGGCAAAGAGCAAGAAGATAGGTGGAACGCCGGGGAGATTGATCTACTCTTATTACAGCCCGCAAGCGCCGCGTATGGCTTGAATTTACAAGAGGGCGGTCATCATCTCATTTGGTTTGGATTGAATGACAGCTTAGAACTGTATCAACAGACAAACAAACGACTTCACCGGCAGGGGCAGCCCTACCCGGTTATCATTCATCATTTAATCGTGCAGGGCGGCACGGACGAAGATGTTATACAATCCTTGAGCGGTAAAGCTGACGTGCAGGACAGTTTGCTTGAGGCGTTAAAGGTCAGAATACGAAAAGCAAAGGAGCAAGCAGTACAATGAAAAGGGCAATAGTAATTTTTATACGGGCGCTTTTTGGTGTTCATTCGCCGTCATTGGGGCGTCGGATACGCGTTAGTGATATTTGGAAAGCCCCACACTATGAAGCGGTTTGTTTACCGCGTCAGCATAAAACAAGGAGGTAACGGCGTGACAAAAAAGGAATTATCTCAGCTCTATTGGCTGAACCGTGAAATAGAAATGGATATGCACAGGCTCAAAGAGCTTGAAGCTATGGCCTCCGCGCCGAAAGCGCAAAAGCTGGACGGTATGCCGCATAACGCCGCCTATGGTGACGCGCTGGCGCGTATGGTGGCTGATATCGTCGATTTGAAGGCGATTATAGCCGCCAAACAACAGCAGTGTATACACGAACGCAGCCGCCTTGAGCGGTACATAGCCGATATACCGGATAGCTGGACGCGTCAGATTTTCACGTTACGATTTATCAACGGTTTGAGCTGGTATCAGGTTGCTCAACACATAGGCGGTAGCAGTACAGAAAATAGTGTGCGTATGGTGTGTAATCGGTATTTGGAACAAAATAAATAAAACTTGTTCGTTCTGTTCGGTCAATATGTGATATAGTAAAAAATGTGGATTATTGGACACGTGAGAGGCGGCGTATGGCTTGCCTCCGGCCTCGTCGCCCGTGTTCAATAATTCTTTTTAAGCAATAAACCGTAGTTGTAGTTATCCCACGATCCGGGACAGTACGAAGCTACGGTTTTTATTTTGGGAGTGACAGGAGGCGGGCGCAGTGATTTACCGGCAGGGCAGAAATTACGAAAACCTTAACAGAGTAATATTCGACGGTGCGGGACAATACGACGTGCCGCGCCTCTTGCCTACTGACATAAAAGCGGACAGCTTTATAGGCTTTAACTATGCAAAGACCTGTAAAGAGCCTCACAATAAAGGTGTTCACTTTTTCATTGATGATTACCAATTTGTCAGGTGTTGGACGAATCCCGACGCGTACCTTGAACTTTTACAGAAATTCAAGTGCGTTTGTACACCTGATTTTTCAACATATACGGATTTTCCGAAAGCCGTACAGATTTACAATCATTACCGCAAGCATTGGCTGGGTGCGTATTGGCAAAATTACGGTATCAACGTGATTCCAACAATCAGTTGGAGCGACGAAGCAAGTTTTGAATGGTGCTTTGATGGTGAGCCGGTAGGCGGTTTAGTGGCTGTGTCCTCAGTGGGTACGCAGATGAACGCGGCCGCCCGCGCCTTGTTTATGGCGGGGTATAAAGAAATGCTCAAGCGGCTCGATCCCTCCGGTATTCTCTTTTACGGATTTGTTCCGGAGGGCTGTACAGGTAACATTATTCCGTTGGCTACGTTTCAGGACGGTTTGAAACAGCGGACTAACTATAAAAAACGCAAGAGGTGAAACAGTATGCAAATATCTACATTCAGATATTACTTTAAGAGGCTCAGCGGCGTGTTTATTTCGGACAAGGTTGTGCTTTTCCGTAAGCCTTTGCAGCTCTACAGCTTGGCAACGGACAAGGTTATTGCTGACTTCAAAAGCCTTGATGACGCCTTTGCCTTTACCGTGGGCAGTAAGACGCTTGCGCAAATAATCAACGGTTGGAAACGTATTCCAATTATGGCGAAGAACGGCGGGCGCGGTGGCGGCTCAGGTATGGGCTTTAGCGGCGGCTGGCCCGCAGCGGGTGGTAGCGGCGGTGACGGTTTTGGATCAAAGGACTTGCCCGCTCGTATGAATGTACGGCTTAGCGGCGCGTCACGTTCCTATGACGATATGCTCCGTGAGTTTACGAAGGCGCACGGCGGCGCTGGTATGGAACACGGAATAACCGTAGATACTCAGGGCTTTACTACTCAGTACATTCACGGCACGACCGGTGCGGTAGCAATAAGCGGTAGGACGGGTGAAATTGTGATACACAATCACCCCGCCGGTGGTTGGCCTACATTCAGCAAGGAAGATGTAATTGCTACAGCAATGGAAGGATCGCGCGGAATTGTTGCGGTCAGCACACCGGCTGGGCGTAGTGCAGATACTGCTAAATACGCCGGCACATACACCTTTGTAAAAGGTCAGAGGTTTAATGCCTCCGGCTTTGTTAAAGGTGTAAACAGCGCGAAGCTCAGCGGCAAGGATTATAACGACGCCGTTGACAAGTGGCTGAGAGCGAACCAGAAAAAGTACGGATATACTTATACCTACGAAAAAGCTAAATAATCAGCAGGAGGTGTAAAGCGTGAGCAGACCACAGGACAAGCACTTGATCCCTCTTACTGAACGAAGCGAAGAAGAAGCTCACGCTATCCGTTCTGCCGGGGGTAAAGCTGTACAGGAAAAGAAACGACAGCAAAAGCTAATGGCAGAGCTTTTGCAAATATATTCCGATCTCCCTATTACCGATAAACGGCGTAAAAACCGGTTAAAGCGTTTAGGCTTGACCGAAGAAGATTTGTTGACGCAAAAGACCTTAGTTGCTGACGCGATTATGCGCGGCGCTCAAAACGGCAACACCTATGCTATTCAGCTTTATCTTGATCTTATGGGCGAAAGCGGGCTTGGAGGCTCGACAAAACAAAACAATTTGCTTGAGGCTATACAGGATCAGACTAAGGAGGATATAGACACAGATGATATACCAGAAATTCAGCAAGCGGCAGAATCTGACGCTGACGTGGTGGAATAGACCGCGTTTCAAAGACTATGACGGTATAATCTGTGACGGCTCGATCCGTAGCGGAAAAACGGTGGCAATGACTGTTGGCTTTTTGCTTTGGAGTATGAGCCGGTACAACGGACAGAGCTTTGGTATTTGCGGTAAGACTATAGCAAGTTTACGCAGAAATGTTATAACCCATATACCGGAATGGGTAGAGGGTGTTTTTACTGTTGTAGATCGTCCCAGCGAAAACAAGTTGATTATATCGTCGGGCAACGCTACGAACACTTATTATATGTTCGGCGGTAAAGACGAATCAAGCTACACGCTGGTACAGGGCGTCACGCTTGCCGGTGTTCTCTTTGATGAAGTGGCGCTTATGCCGCAATCATTTGTGGATCAGGCAATGGCGCGTTGTAGTGTTGCCGGCTCAAAGTTTTGGTTTAACTGCAACCCTGAAAATCCCGGGCATTGGTTTTATGTAGAATGGATCAAGAAGGCGCAACAGCATAATATCCTATATCTCCATTTTACAATGGACGATAACTTGAGCCTTGCGCCTGAGATTAAAGCGCGTTATGAAAGTATGTACACCGGCGTATTTTACCGCCGGTATATTCTCGGTTTATGGGTAAAGGCTGAGGGCCTTGTTTATCCTATGTTTGACCGT